CCGGCGATCCAAAAACTGTTTTCTGTTTTTTGCTAGCGGCTTTCTTGGCTTGGTAGGTGCTGCCTCGCTTGCTATTGCAGGGCCGGCAGGATCCGACGAGGTTGTCGCGGTCGTATGCGAGGTCGGGTGCGCGGTCGATCTCGATGACGTGGTCGGCTTGTGTGCTGGGTCGGGCGTGGCACCAATGGCATGTGGGTTCTTCCGCCAGCACGCGTTTGCGTAGTTCTTTCCATTTCTTGGTGCTGTAGATCTTGCGGCTGATGTCACTCATGTGTCCACCATGCACGCCTGTGGCGGCCGTGTTCGCGGTCGCGTTGTTTCATTGTTTGGCCGGCCCATACGCCGTGCAGTTCCCCGATGCTGTGCAGGGATGCTGCTTCGAGGGCGCATTGTTTGGCGACTGGGCATGTGGCGCACAGTTTGCGTGCTTTTTTGATAAGGCCGTGTTGGCCTGTAGTCGGGAAGAACAGGTGTGTTTGGCCTCGGCAGGCTGCATCGTCTTGCCATTGGGTCACCGCCTGACGCCGTCGCCGTTGCACATGGCGCAAAGTTCAACGTCGTCGGTCGGGTCGTGGCCGGCGATCCAGCCGTTGCCGTTGCACCCGGTGCATAGCATGGGTCGGTCTCGCCAGATTGTTGAGCGTTCGACCATTTTGCCGTGGTCGCAGCTGCAGGGCTGGCAGGCCGTGTAGGTGTGGCCGTGGTGTTGGTATTCGGGTGCTTCTAACCAGCCTGTGTCGTCGCACTTTGTGCAGCCGTTGAGTTCGCTGATGCCGCCGTGGCGTTGTAGTAGCGCCTCGAGCTGGTACAGGTTAGGCCATTTGGTGTGGCCGGCGTTTTGCCAGCTGCGCCATGCGGCTCGGGCTTGTTCTTGGCTGGCTAGTTCGAGGCGTTTGACCCATTCATCTTTAACGCGGTCTTGCCCTTTGAATGGGGCCGGCGAGGGTGCCATGCGGATTTGCCAGGCTTCAAGGAGGCTGGTTGCTTCGTTGATCTGCATGTCAGCGGCTCGCTCCTTGCCCCTCCGTGGCCTCCGGGGGCTGCGTCGCTGCTGGGGGGTGAGTGGTTTGGGATTCTAGTGGGCTTGTCAAGTCACGCTGTTTTCCGCTTGGATGCTGAGCCATAGCGGTTTCACGTTTTTCGGTAACGACGGTGCCGAATCGGCCGGCATCTTCTAGTTCGTCAATGCTGGACAGGATGTTGCGGAGGCCATCCAGCAGGTAGTTGTCAGGTTCGTTGTGGCATAGCCGGCGCGCGTGATGTTCCAGCACTTCGAGCGCGCCGACAAGGCCGGCGTAGCTGGTGCTGGTGGACAGTCTGCGCCACACTTCGGGTCGTGGTTGTTTCATTTCTTGTTGCCTCCTGGGTTGTTGCGTAGCCGGCGGAGTACGGCCGGCCAGTCTGTAGGTCGCCAGACGTGTGCTTCTGCGCCTGAGTAGGTCAGCAGGTCTATCCAGCGTTCTTGTTTGTCGGTGAGGCGGCCGGTCTGGCTTTTGAGTTCGGCGAACACTAGGCCGCGTGTCTTGTGGACTAGGACGAGGTCGGGGAAGCCGGCGAGTCCTTGCAGCGGTGTCGCCCATTTTCCTGCCTGCGTCAAGGCTGGCCGGCTGTGGTAGTAGATCCACCCGAACCAGTCGGCCGTGTCGGTGACCATTTTTTGCCACTCTTTTTCCGACATTTTGGTGTTGAGCTGCGTGTGGAATGTCATGCGCGCGACGATTCCTGCAGGCGGTCGATCTCGGAGCGGCATAGGTCAAAGTCCTTAGCTGCCTCCGCGTTCGGTTCTTCATTGTGGCGTTTGCACAGCTGATGATAGAACGCCAACATTTTCTCAGTCGGCGTGTCACGTCGTCCGCTGCTGTTCGGTGCTGTGGTGCGGATCTGGCTGTCGGGGCGCTCCTGCGGGCTTCTAGGGGTGCCTGACGCCTTTCTCATCTCCTCGCGGCTTGCGCGTTTCGCCGGGTCGGAACCTGCAAAGCCGGCATTAGCCAGGGCGCGGCCGACGGCGCTGGTTTCGCAGTTCTCGACGTGGCTGGTGGCGTTGACGCCGCGTTGGCTGGCGTGTTCTTCTGCCCACCCGGTCGAGATCAGTACGTCGTCCTCGAACAGCGATGCTTTGAACACACACCAGCCGTCGCCGTGGTGTGTCATCTCGGTTATCACGCGGCCGGTGGCTTCGCGTGCGCCGACATCAGCCAGCCAACGCGCCAGCCGGGTCGCTACCGGCTCGTAATCGTCAAGGTTGAAGCCCATCATTGCCTCCTGAGGGATTCCCATATGGTGTGTCGTTGGCCGTGGCCGTGCTGGTCTTTGCGCCTGGACTTGCGTGTCCGGTCTGTGGCGCGAATCCAGCCGTCGTTCGCGGCCTTGTTGAGTCGTGCAGCCAGGCCCTTGGTGACTTTGAAGTCACGGCCAAGGGCTTGCCACACGTCGTCTGCTGTCCATTCTGGGTAGAAGTAGCAGCAGCGACGGATTGCAGCGTCGACGGCCTCAAGTTCGGCCGGCGTCCATTTGTTGGCGGCTTTGTCGGATCCTGCTATGCCGCGTTCGTACGGTGTGCCAAACAGATCCATCAGCTGCACCAGTCGCCGCTCATGTACCACGGCTGCCATGTGCACCAGCCGATGCGTTCGGCTTCGTGGGCGATAAGGAACGCCCACATCATGTTGACCGATGGGTCGAGCAGGTCGTCCTGGCTAAACCCTTGGCTGTTGATGGTGTCGCCCCACACCGCCCAGTTAATTTGCATGAGGCCGTAATCGTTGGTGCGGCTAATCACGTCCGGCTGGCATCGGGACTCTTGCCACATGATGCGGTCGACAATCTCGAGTTCGTCGGCGTCGAAGTAGATGGCGGCATACCCCGACCACTCCGGACACTTCGCATCGGAAAGGATGACAATGCTGGTGGCCGGCACAGTCGACTGCAGCCGTGCGGTCGTGGTGACTGTGGTGGAAGTGGTCGGGGTTGCCTGCGGCGCTTCTGAGGTTCCCACAACAACAGCGCCGGTCGTGCTGGTTACAGCTGCGGCTGATGTGGTGGGTAGTAGCGCGTCGTGTTCGTAGTTGCTCGGGTCGTCCAGATACGCCGGGATGAGCAGGCCGGCGGTGGCGGTGGCTAGCAGGGCTAGTCGGATCATTGGGAACCTCCGTATGTGTTGTGGGGTTCCCATCATTACACCGCGGTGTTACGTCATGCAACTATCCGAACAAAGCCGCCCACGTCTTAGGGCCAACAATGCCGTCAACATGCTCGCCGGCGTCGGCTTGAAACTCGCGCACAGCTGCATCAGTCATGCGTCCGAAGTCGCCGTCGACTGGGCCGACCTTGTAGCCCTTATCAGCGAGCGCCTGCTGGATCAGTCGCACACGCGCTTTCGCAGAGCTGCCGCGCTTCGTGCTAGCGCCCGGGTAGGCCGGCGTGTCAATGACAGGTTCCAGTTTCGGTGGGCCATCGGTCAACCGGCCGTCAATGTCGTTGGCCCAATGCCAGCTCGTTTCGTTGACCTCAAGGTGAATGTGGTCGTTACGGCCGCCGGGTGGCCGGTTGATCCAGCCACGGCCGGCTTGCCAGTAGCGGCGCGCCCAGTAGTCGTGGATTCGTTGGATGCCGAGCGTGTCAGCGTTGGCCTCCAACCACGGGATAATCACAGTTTCGACTGATTCGCGCGTTGGTACGTCTGGGTGCTCGTCGTTCTGCCGGTATGACAGGTCGAGGCCGGCGCCGAACGCGTGCGATGACCAGCGGGTGCCACCGCGGATCTTGCGGCGTGTAAAGCAGCCGAGGTACCACATGCCGTAGGTCTGTTCCATGTAGTGACGGATCGCTACAAGGTTTGGGCTGCAGGTGTTGAACGGTGCAGCTGGTGTGCGGCCGTCGTGCCAGTTTGTGTATTTCATCCGTCGGCCTTTTTGCCGATGATCGGCTCGACAGGCTTGCCGCCCTTCGCGGCGATCCCGTTACCGACGGCGTAGCCGACGATTGTGCCAAGCATCCCGGTGCCGGCCTCGTTAGCGATTGAGTCGGCGACCATCAGCACGGCGATGACGATCATGGCGACCATCGCTATCAAGGCTTTCGGTGGGTTGGTTAGGTTCATATCTAGTTCTCCACTATTGAAATGATGGCCCCCACCGCAATCGCGGCGAGGATGACGATCATGACGATCATGCCGGCAGTTCGGGTGCTGGTGGGTCGTCGCGCTCGTCATACGGCTCAAGGTGCACATGACAACCGCCACACTCCACAAACGGCGGATTACCTAACACGTTGAACGGGATGTTGCCGTTCGGGCAGGTGTCATCGGTACAAGTCACAGTCACCATGTCATCACGCTTTCCGATACCAATACTCGAAATCAATCGCGTCGCCTGTTGCCCAAGTCCACGGCAATGTTCCACTTAAACCAAATGCGTTAATATTGGAGCCTGAAACATTTTGTCGGTACAAAAATGTTTGCGTTGCGCCGACTTGAATAAATCCGGCTATCAATGTCAGGGGGCTGTTGTCTTTCAGCCTTGCTGAACCTCTGTAAGAGGGGCCGCTATTCGCCGTCCCGACCGGATTATTGATAATAAATCCGCCAGTCAAAGAACTTGTTGAGCCAAACGTCAAACGGACTTCGACAAATACGAGGTCGTTGATCTGACAGTATCGAGCGTCAACGGTGCCGTTCCCCAACGTGAAGTTTGTGAACACCGGAGTGAACGAAGTCCATGTGCCGATCGCGTTCAGGTCTGCTGCGGTCAGTACGTCGCCGGCAGAGAAGTCGCCTAGTGCGGTCATAGTGTCAGCCTAGCCCAGCCGGTTCTCGTCAAGTACCCCTAGCACCGTCGAGTCCAACACGAACGACTGGTAGTCGTCAGCTGACAGAAGATCCAACACGATGCTGGTACCCGACGCTGTAGCGCGGATCTGCCGGCTGTAAATCAAACATTTGTCGGTGACGGTGCCGGAAGCGCCGGTCGGTGTGTAGGTAATCGTGCATGGCTGCCACAACGCGGTCTCGGTATCCAGTAACAGTTCGAGTTGTGTGGCAGAGCCGGCCGGTGTGTTGGCAAGGTTGGCGCTGGTGAACTCTAAGCGTTGGGCAATAAATCGGCTGGTCGATAGCCGGTTGACCATGTTGGTGGCGCCGTTGAGTGTCGCGGTGTCGGTGCTGGCGGCGTGACCTGTTGCGGTGTATGCGCGTGCGCCGTACAAGTCGGCGCTTGTCGTGTCCTGGACTGTTTGGGTGGTGCCGCCATCGCGTGTGCTGATAACTGTGTTGACCAGTTCTTCGATGTTGTACCCGGTGATTACGTCGGCGGCTGGTAGTTCGCCGGCTGCGGGTGTAGCACCTGTGAACTCGAACACGTTGAGCGTGTCGGAGTAAAACGTGGTCGCGGATCTTGTGAGCGTGTTGCCGATGGTGACTGGCCAATAAACAGCTGCGTCAATGGGCGCCGGATCGTGTGTAATTTTTTTGCCGTACACCACGCACAGATCGGCCGACATAACATCGTTTTGGAGCGAGTCGGTGATGAACTGCACATTGGTAGATGTGATCTGCATCGGAACCGCTGTGTTGTCGTTTGCTAGTTGGCCTGCACCTTTGATCGCGCCAGTTGTGCCGAGTTTCACCATGTCGTCAGCACCTGACAGTTTCAGGCTGATTGTGCCCTCGATGGCGTCACCGGGGCCTGTTCTTGGTGACGAGCTGTAGTCCTTCGGGCTGAGCCGGCCGACGACAGCTACCCAGTCAAGCGCGGTGATTTGCACGGTGGATTGGGTGCCGTTGTCCGCTAACTGGAAGTCGTCAACGATGCCGTGAAACAGGATTTGGTCGCTGCCACCGTTCACCGTTGTGGTGATGTAGACACCTTGGCTGAACCAGTCGACGCTGTCATAGGTGCCACCAGCGTTCGGTGTCAACGCGCCGTCGTTATTGTCCAGCGTAATGATGGCGCGGTTCGGGTTGACACGTTGCGGCCGCGCTGCCTGTTGCACCGTAAAGCCAAGCGCACGACTAGTGAAATCAGTTTGGTTGTCGATCTCGCCGATCTTGACGGTGTGCGCCAAGGTGAGTGTCACGACCGGATCTGCCCAGTAGTCGGAATCGGCAAGCTGCCAGATTGACGGCCGGCGCGCTCGAGGACGCGCACCAGTTCGTTCGGGTCGGTGCCGGCTGGCATGTTGACGGTGACGTTCATGTCGCCGCCGCGCACGCCTGAGCGGCTGCTGGGGCCGATCTGCACGCTGCTAACTGGTGTCGGTAACGGTGGCGCTGGCGCAAAATTGCCGCCGCCAAGCATGCCGGCTGCAGCTGCGATTTCGGCTGCCGTGAGTGTGGTGAGCGCGGTGTTAGCGATGGCGTTCAACACTTCGAGTTGCGCTAGCACAGCGTCGTATTCGCCTTGGTCTAGTAGCGCGATCAGTTCGAGCTGTTTGGTGGCTGGGATGTTGTCGAGCTGGTCGATGACTTTGCCGAGTTCGCGGTAGATGTCGCGGCTGGCTTCTTCGGCTTCGCGGCTACCTTCGCCGTATTCACGGACGGCTTCGGCCGCGTCAAGGATGGCGTCGCTGAAGTTGTCGACGGCCTTGTCGTTGTCAAAAATCCCGAACAGGTAATTGAACTCGTCGATCAAGTCGGTGTTCATGTCGCTGATGAACTGTTGGGCTTCGTGGTGGCGTGCCATCGCGTCGTTCGTGCGGCCGATGGCAGCGGTCACGTCATCGAGCGTTGGGTGCAGCTCGTCCATGAGCCGTTCGGCTTCTTCGTAGTCCAAGTTGGCGAGCTGCTGCTGGTATGCGGCCTCCGCGATGGCTTCGGCCACTTCTAGTTCGGCGTCGGCGTACCCCTCAATAGCCGGCGTCACTTCGTCCTCAACGATCTTGGCCTGTTCTTCGAACACGTTGGTTAGCTTCCCGATGTCCACGAACGGGATTTTGTTCGCCACGTCGATCAGCGTGTTGATGAAGTCCACAAACTTGCCGGCCAGCCAGCGCACAGCGTCACCGAGCTTGTCCATGACAATCTTGCCGGCTTCTAGCACCTTGGTAACCACACCGAACTTCTTCTCAAGCACAAACAGCACGCCGACCAGCGTCAGAATGATCATGGCGATACGCACCGCCGGGTTGGCTTCCATCGTCTTGTTGAACAGCCATTGGGCGGCTGTGGCGATGCCGGTGGCGGCTGCTTTGACTTTCAGCGCGGCGTTGTACGCAATCACGATGGTCGACAGCGCGCCGATGGCTACGCCTGCAGCAATAAACAGCTCGGTGTTCTCCGCAACGAACGTGGCCACGTCCTCGAGGATGGGCAGCAGTTTCTCCAGAATAGGTAGCAACGCGAGGCCGATAGATTCCTGTGCTTGGTCGATACTGACCTGCATCCGTTGGAATCGACCCGCAACTGTCTCAGCGTTAGCCGCAACAGCGCCCTCAAATGTTTGGGCAAGACTGGCGGCGACTTCGTCAAACGTGGCACCGCTTTCGATTGCTGCTACTAGACCGTAGTCAAGCTCCTCGAGGGGCGTAAGAACGCCTGTGTAGCCTTCCGCTAGGCGTTCGGCTACGTCAAACACGTCGCGGCCTGTGCCGGCGCTGATGTCTAACGCCAAAGTCAAAAGCTCTTGAGCTTCGGCAAGGTCGCCGGTGTGCCGCGCCAAAATTTGCAATGCTGGCCGCAGCTCGTTATCCGACACGGCGCTGGCAAGTTCTTGTGCGTCAATAAACGCGTGTAGCGCGTCAATCTGCTCGTTAGTGGCGTCCGTGGACACACGAATTTGGCGTTCAAGTTCTGCCTGTTGCGATGCGTCTTCAGCTGCGGCTTTTGTGGCAAGACCAGCGGCGGTGGCTAATCCAGCAACAGCGGCGGTGGCCGGCAGAAACGCCTTTTCCATGGCGAAACTGACTTTTTCGCTGGTTTTTTCTAGGCGCTCAAACTCCTTCATCGCTTTTTTCACGCCGTCGGGCGCGAACTCGGAAACGATGGGGACGTTGATGGCCATTAGCGCAGCTCCTTGTTGAGTATCACCATCATGTCATCTATGGCTGCTTCGACTTGCCGTACGACGACGGGCATGGCGTCCTCCGCTCCCGGCCACATAGTGCGCGACGCCGGGCCACCACGCTGATTCAACACGTTGATGAACTGGCGGCCAGCGTCCGTCTTGCCGTTGGAACGTCGACCGGCCATGTCGTAGATCGCACCGGCCGCGTTCTTCTGGCGCAACGTCAATAGTGGGATGTTGTTCGGGTCACGCGCACCGCGCACCTTAGATCCCCTGAAAGCGACCTTGATGCCGCGTCGGACGGCTGTCGGATCGAAACCGCCCTTCCAGCCCACCCAGCCCGATAACGGCCGCACAGCGGGAACGAGGCGCCTGGCTGATTCTTCGACTGGCTGCGCGGCAGCCTTCATGTTTTTGACGACTTGCTTCTTCAGCTCAGGGTTGACCGAGTTCAGCACCTTGATAGCATCAGCGACGCCATTCACTTCGATGCTGCTGCTAACGGCCACGTTTCGCTTTCCTGTTTCGTTCGTTGATTACGTCAACCACAGTAGTCAGGTCGAGTATGTCAAAGTCGATGTTCGGCGGCCACCAGCCTAGGTGTACGAGGATCTCGGCTAGCTGGCGGCGCCGGGTTCCTCGCGCGTAGGGCGGTCGTCACTTCCCACAACCTCAAGCGTCACGATCCGACGTAGATAGTCGTCAAACACGGCCGGCACGGTAATCTTCTGTGCCTTGCAAGCCTCGTACGCGAGGTAAGCAAGATCTTCCATGCCGAGACCTTCGGCCATTTTGCTGGCCTTCGTTTTGTATTTGCGTTCCCACGCGACGATGGCCCACAGGTTTGTGGTGACATCTTGCGGGCCATCGCCGGTGTCGACGCGTAGCGTGAGTTGCACGGTTGCCTCCTAGTTGTGCAGTTGGTTTGTCAGACGACGGCGCGTGAGTACGAGCCGCCGGTCAGGGTGATGTCCACGGTGGACAGTTCGCCGACGCCGCCGTTGAACGGTGTGAACTCGGCGAAGTACATGCCGGTGATGGTGTACACCGGGTTGTCGGTGGCTGGTGTGCCGCTGTTCTTGCCGACAACGACGTTGATGCTGGTGCCGACGATCCCTTCGAGGATTTCTTCGACTTCGCTGGCGCCGTAGCTGAGAAACAGCGTGGCGGTCACTTCGCAGACCTCAAGGCCGGCGGTGTAGGTGCGTGCCGAGTCGTCCAGGGCGGTGTTTTCGAGCGCCTCTTTGGTGATGGTGAGCGTGCAGTCCTGCAGCTGGTCGCTGAGGTCGTTGGCGTCAATCGTCAAGTAGGTGGCGGTCAGGTTGGTGGTGGTCATGTCAGGTGCTCCTGTGGGTTCCGAGTCTTATGGTCAGATCATAGGCCGGTAACTGTTGTTCGCCGATGAGGGCGACGGTTGGCCGGCCGTCGACTGCGGCGCCGCCGAACGCGTTTTGGATCGCGTCGACGATGGTGATGATGTAATCGCTGGCGTCTTGGTTGCCAGGTGGCGGTGCCAGAACGCGTACGACCATGGTGATGTCGACCACGTCGTGTGCGAACGTCGTGAACGTCGGCAGCTCAACAAAGACTGACAGCGGGCGAGCGTTCCGCGGGTCGGTAACGGTTTTGTAGCCAAGTCCGTTAATGATCCCGGTGACATGGCTAATCGCCTCCGCAAGCACTCCTGTCGCAGCCACCGCATCAGCCGATCTGTGGTCGACCGCAGCCGAGCAGCTGCAGCACTTGGCCGAGGGATCCGATAGGTGTAACGGTTCCCATGTCGTTAAACGATGCGTAGCCGTCAACTGAGCCGCGCGTCCTGTATTGGATCGCGGCATACATGACGGTGCCGAGTTTGACATCGCCGCTCGGCGCGGTATTCAACACGTCAAAGTAGCCGGCTGATCGGCGCCGTCGGCTGCACCACGCGTTAGCGGCTGACACAGCGGTCGTGATGAACGCCGTGTCGTTCGCCGTCGCGCTGTCAATGCCAAGCCACTCAGCCACGTCGTCGTTGTCAATCCAGGTGCACGTCGGTGTGTACGTCAAGGTGCCGCTGTCGGTAGTGCGGTCAATGTCGTCGCCGCTGTCAGCAAACACGACCTGATTAGGTCGCGGTATGTCGTAGTCAAAGACAAGGTCGCCTTCGTCGGTAACGCCGACGAACTGATAAGGCTCGAGGGCTGCGACGACGTGGTTGCCGTTGAGGTTGGTTTGCGACAGGCCGCTGATGTTGATGTCGCTGCCAACAATCAGACCATCGAAATTTTCGAGAGTCTGCACGACGCCATAGTTATCTAGCCGCCACGCGTGGGTGATGGTGTAGGTAGCCATGACGTCGTGCAGTACTCAGCGGATCAGACGAAGTTCGCCTTGACGTAACGATTCACGTCGAGCATCAGCGTGGCGAAATACCCAAGCCAGCTGATATCGCGGGAACGCGTCGATGCGTTGTCAACACTCAAAAATCCCTTGGTCTGTTCGAAGATCTCGAAACCGACGGTGTCGCCGAGGATCATCGTGCCATTGCCGGCGTTGTCAAAGTTCGTGTCAACGACGACCTGCAAGCCGAACGCCACGAAGCTGCTCGTGCCGGGGCTAACCGTGCCAAACGCGTTCATGGGGCCAACCTGCGGGAACAACGGGCGACCGGAGCTGTCCTCAAGCTTGCCGAGGGCTTCCCAGTTGCCGGCCGACACGAACAGGTGGGTGGGCAGGTGTCCGCCGTTGCCGGCGTTCTCCAAGATGTACGCGGCGTTCGCGTACAACCAGCCAAGCCACTCGGTGGGGTCGCCCTTGTTCGCAGCGGTAAAGTTGCCGGTCGTGGTGGCGCCGGCGACAAGCGCGTCAGCTGCGACGTTGTCGGTGGTCTGGCCGTACACGCGGCCCATGTCCTCGAGGATCAAGTTGATAATCTCGGGTGACGACCAGTCAATGACCTGCTCGGACACGGTGACGTAGCCGCCGTAACTGGACTTGGTGACCTGATTTTCCTGCACCTGGAACTCGCCGGTCTGGAGCGCAGCGAGTTCGGACGACTGAGCAGCCATTGACGTGTGCGTTGACACCGACGGGCGGATGAACACCTTGCCGCTGGCCGGCATGGCCTTCACACCGAACGCGTCCACCACAGGGCGGATGCCAAGGTAGTCGTTGTACACCGGGCCAACGATTGGCTCAGGCAGGATGCCGTCGTTGTTGGTTGTAGTCACATCAGGCGCGGCAGCGCGGATGTTCTCGTTCATCTGATGCCAATCATGGCCACCGATGAGCGCGGCGCTGATCCACTCGGCGGCCGACGGAAGCTTGAACTGCTTCGCGGGCTGCGCGTAGATCGGCTGAGTTGGGATAGTGGCTTCGGGCTTGGCGGCCTCGACCACTTCGGGCTGGATTTCTTCGGACACTTGTGTCTCCTCTGGGGTTGGGTCGGGTGCGGTCTCCGCTTGTGCGGCGATTTCGCTGATGGTGGCGCCAGCAAACGCTGGCTGGTAGACGACCGACAGTTCCTGCCAGTCGGCGGCTTTGACGACCATTGTCGGGCCGTCCATTTCGTAATCAAGGGCCTCGATACCGATGCTGACCGAGTCAAGCGCGCCCATTTTGACCAGTTCGACTAGGTCGTTGCCGGCTGCTGTGCGTGCTATCTCGGCGGTGAACAACATGCCGGCGTCGGTGTCCTCGCGTGCTGTGACAAGGCCGACGATTCGGCTCGGGTCATGCGACTCAAGCAAACGTGGCGCGGGGCCGTCAACTGGCAGCGCGCCTTGTTCGATGCGTACCTGCTGGCCGGTGGACACGGTCGCGGTTTCGCCGTAAGGGACAGCGATACCGCTGATGGTGCGCGGCGTGTCGGCTTCGCCGGCGGCTGCGTCAAGGGTTACGGATTGTGCGGTGAATCGGATCATGCTGGTGTGTCCTCGTTCTCGCGGATGATACTTGCCGGGTATTCGGCTTCTTGGAGATAGGCGCCAATGTCCAGCTCAATGTGTTTGCCGCGCGCCACGACGCTGTCAAGGCTCAATGTTTGCTCAATGCAGTCGACGTACGGCTTGGCACCGAACAGGTACAAATCCTGCCGCGCCTGCTGGCTGTTCTGATACGTCATGCCGCCAATAGCGACCCCGACCAGCCATGCCGGTACCTGGAATACGCGCGCCAGCTCGAGCGCCGAGTGTTGCCGGCCTTCCATGAGCTGCAGTTTGCTTGGGTCTTGGCTGAACTCGACATATTTGACGTGCTGGTTCAATGCGCCGACAGCGAGGTTGCCGCGTGCTTCTGACCATGCGCTGGCAAGTTCGGCGAGGTCGTCGCCGCCCATTGGTTCGCCGTCGATCTGCTGCAGATAACCCGACGCGATGCCGCCGCCGTTGCTGGCGTACCGGCGCGCGGCTTCGTCCAGCTCGTAAGCAATCTGGATTGCGCGGTTGCCAGTCCACAACATGCCGTTGACCGGGCTAAGGAACTGCACCACGTTGTCGCTGTCAATATCGACACCGTTGAACTGGATGTCGTGCGACGGCCCGAACCATTCGGGGCCGGCTTGGTCGAGGGTGGCGACGTTGTCGGCTGGGAGCCATGTGAACGATGCCGGGAAGCCGGTGTTGTAGCGGCTGGTGATGTACCAAAACGCGCGGCCGTGCAACATGAGATCTTGCACCGTGGATGCCATCATAAAGTTGCGCGTCACTTTGGGATCCGGTCGCGTCATCCACGATTCGCCAGGAATGTACATGCGTTCGTAGTTTTCAATCTCGGGATCCCACGACATCGTGTAGGTGCGGAACTCGAGGCCGCCGATCATGCTGGTGATGAGACCGACCGCGCGCGACACCGTCGGGATAGACAAGGCGCGTGCAGTATTAGCGCCTACGACGTAATACTGCAGCGCGCCGGGCCTGGGCGACGCGCCCGCGGCGGCCTGCACGGAGGCGGTGCCGAACGCCGGCTCGGAACGCGTACGAAACAGACCCACGCGCCCAGCCTAGTCACACCCGTGTGATTTATTTGGCTACACCTAGCATTGGCTTGCGAATCTTTGCTTGTGGCTGTGCAGCAAAGCCGGCAGCAGCAACCATGCAGCGTGTCTGCTCGATAGGGCCGGGCGACTTCTGTGATGACAGCGTGATGGTGCCAGATGATCGGCCAGCGACCGCGCGGTTGACTTGTTCGGCTAACGCGAGCTGGCCGTGATGAACGATGCGCCGCTCAAGAATCATGTTTCGGACAATGGCGGTAAACGTCGTCATTTCGCGTTGGCCGAAGTCTTTGCAGCGTCGCAGCAGCTCCGGTGGACACAGCGCATAGAAGCCAGGTGTCAACGCGAGCTGCACCGCTTCGTCCTCAAGCACGCCGTGGATCTCGTCCCACATCGCGTTCGCGTTGTCCACCACGAACTCGGTGTGAACATGGAGTCGGCCCTGATCGTCAGGCGCCACGCGCACGCCCGTGTAGCGCAGATCTGTCACGTCGCTATCGACCGCGAGCCAGCCGCCAGCCGGCATGGCGTCAGTTGTGAGGCAGCTGTCCCAATGGCCGGCCGGTAGCCATGATGCGCTGGCGCTGATCCACACGTTGCAATGGGCGCGGTAGAACGCCTGCCGATTCGGTGTTTCGGCCATGCGTCGCAGCCGGTCGGCGTTGATAGTAGTGCCGAGCGCCGGGTTGGCCCACGCCCATGTGTTCGGATCCTCAAGGTTACTGCCGGGCGGTGGCGACCACTCGGCGAAGTACAGCGCCGAGTCGCGGTCGCTGTCGATCGCTTGGATGGCCTGCTCGCGCAGCTGCATCATCACTTTGGATCCCTCATCGCCGGCCGTCGACCACATCGACATCAGCGGATTCGGTCGCGCAGTCATGGTCGGCCGGTATGCATCGAAGATCACGTCGGCGCCGATGTTCCACACCTCGTCAATCACGACAAGGTCGCAGGTGGCACCGTGTGCGTTCTGTGGTGTCGCCGCGTTGACGTGCCACATGGTGCCGTCCTTGAACTCGACAAAGTTGCGGCCGTACGACCAGTTGACCTTGGCGTCGAATCGCGCCTCGAGGATCGGCGCCAGTTCTTTGAACAGGCTAAACGCCCGGTCAAGTTTGTGTGCGGTGCTGATAATCCGCTGCGGCCTGCCGGCTATGCGCGGCATCTCGGTAGCCCACCAGCCGACCAGCGCACCCAGCGCGTAGCTTTTGCCGTTCTGCCGGCCGACGCTGACCAAAGATTCGCTGCGGTGCAGCTGGCCGGTGCCGTCATGCTCCAACTGGCCGTCAAGAACGAGCTGCTGCCACGGCATCAGTTCGCCTGGCATGTTCCGCGCAGCCCACGCGGCTACGTCAGGGCCGAATGTCTCGTCCCCCAATCGTCGCGTGGCCAGTCTCGGCTCGATCCTGCCGAATCCGGCCGCGTCTGGCTGGTTATCCACAGATCTGTCCACATGCTGTGCACCTTGTGAGGATA